TGTTGCTCTCATCCTTGTCGGTCTCATAGCCTCGGTATTTTCGGGTGAACAGTTTCAGTGCGTATTCCTCATCCGGCACCTCTTCGTAATCGTTAGGAGCATCCGCCAAAAATCCGCCCATGTCGATATTCTGGTAGAAATCCGGCATTTCGCCTACAAATACACCGACGTTGCTCACCGATGCGTCGCAGTTCGGTTCCTGCAACATCTTCAGCTGGTCGTTCCAAGTGGTAAGGAAAGGCTCGTTCCCGAAGCCACGCATCCTGTTCCCGTCTATTACGATGTTGTCGTGGTGCTCGCCGCCGATATCAAACACTGGAGCAATAACAGGTATCGTATCGCCGACAATGGCACGTACGTTCTGTTTTATCACGTCAATCCACCAGCCGCCCTTTGCAACCGAGTCGAATGCGGTCTGGTCGGCGGTTATCGTGAACGAGGTGTCGTTTATGAGCCATGCCGTCCTGTCGGCGAGTGGCCCTCCTGCGAAAACGTCCTCAAGTGTCTGGGAAAGTAATGCACCGCCCAATGTTATGTTTCCTGTGCCGATAAGCACAATCCCGAGCAACGTGCCCAAGAAGTCACCGAACGTGGAGCCCTGCCCGCCGCTAGTGCCCAGATGCCCCGTACTGTAGTCAAGCGTCCAGAATATTGATATGCAATAATCCTTCGGGCAAAAAGGGATGGTGAACGTGATTTCGGTGTTCTCGTCGAAGTCGGTGCTGAGTCCGGTCGCGATTTCCTTCTTGTAGAAATCATCCTCGAATATTATCGTGTTGAAAACAAACGGGTCGGTTCCGACAATCACGGTACCTGTTATGGACGCCGCGGGGTCGAATCCACTTCCGATAAGGTACCTGTAGAAAAACTTGTAATTCACCTTGACCTTGACGGTAATGTTCGACAAATCCAACTGCGCACGGATGTACTGGAAATTATTTACCGCATCCTCAAAGTCCCATGTGAAGTCATCAACCGCATCGAAAGGCACCAATGATGTCCTTACTCCATACTGGGTCTGGTTTCTTGCATGGTTCAGGTACTTGTGGTACCCTGCGAATTCCAGTTTTGCCTCGGGCTGCTTCCATTCTGAAATACCGTTCGTGGGCAGCGCATTCATGAGCACATTCTGCAACGGCATGGGGGATATCGGATTGCCCTTCACGTCCTTGTTGCTCAATAGGTCAATCTTCGTCTCGGCATCGCGCTTCATCGCCGCGCGCGTTCCCTGCGTGACCAGCTTGCACGAGAATACGTTGTTTGATTTTACCGAGGCGCTCAGTCCGTCCAGTTCGCCGATTATGAACTGCGTGCCATCCTTGCGGATAATGACATCCACATCCATTTCGAACCCGCGCGTCCTGAATTCCTGCAACAGGTAGTCGAATCCCATCGTGAGTTGGTACAATACGGTTCCATCTGGAAGCACCAACGGTGTTGTAGTCTCGTCATATAGCCCGCGCCAAAATACGCACGGCGTTTCGTCGTTCATGTACGTGGTGTCTGCGGCGTACCGCATAACCTCGCGCTCTATGGTGAAACTGGTCGCATCGAACCCGACGAACTCGGTTATAGGTATTTCGCCAATGGGAAGTTGGTTGAACCGTAGTGATATTTCAAATTTCATCGCCTGTATTTGATTGGTATTTGGTATTTCCTTGAATTATGCGACATGTTTCCGTTTGCCACAATCCTTACGAAGCTTGCCGCCGCATCGTGGTTCGGTGTCATCTGTATTTGCGGGATTCTCGATATCGCCCACTCGATACGGTCGCCCAAACGGTCAACGTCCATCGCGATATTGTTGGTGACTGATTGCCCACCGTTCATCGAAATCCCGCGTTCGTTCAATATGTTATTGAGTCCGTTGTCGAACATCAGCGCGGTTTGTGCCGCCGTCTTTACCTTCGTGCCTTTTGGGGCATCAACAATAACGTCTTTTCCGCCGTAAATTGTTTTCTTTCCGTCTGGCGTAATAACAAGCTCCTTTCCAAGTCCTCGGTCATTCACACGCATAAGCCCGCCCGGGTGGTTCTCTGTGCCTTTCCAATAAGATGGTACATTCTGGCTGCTTATCGCGCTTATCTGCACAGCGGCTATTCCGGCAATCAGCGCAGCGAATATGGCGCCCTTGATAACATTACCGTCCTTGAACGCGGCAACGATACCCTGCGCGGCATTCATGGCGATGTTGAATATAGCAAGCTCCTTGTTCGCCTTTGCCTCCCTGCGCGCGATTTCCTTGCGCCTTGCCTCGGCTTCCTTGTCCAGTTCGGCGATAGCCGCCTGGTTCTCCCCGGCGAACTGCCTGTCGATGGTATACTTCTTTTCTAGGTTGTCGCGCTCTAGGTCGAAATTATGCTGGCTGGCTTGGGCAAGGAAATTGTACATTTCCTGGAACGCCTCTGAAATTGCAAGCGCGGTATAAATGGCCTTTTCACGGAACGCGTCCTGCTTGTTCTCCATCTTGTCGAAACCCTCAATAATCTTGTCGAACGTTCCGTCGAAGAACTGTTGGAAACTGGACAGCCCTGCCCCGCCAAGAAAATCTGAAGTCATTGATTCTGCAAGTGATTTAAGCGCAGCCTTTGACTGTGCGGCGAATTTCGAGAATGGGTCGTCTTTTGCCAGTTCATCCAGTTCGCGTTTCAAAACATCGTACTTGGCACGCACATTATCGATTTCTTCTGCGGTATTGGCTGCCGCAAGCGCGCGTTGTCTTTCAATTTGTAGCTCGGACTGCCTAATCGATATTGAGGCAAGGAACGCCGATTGTCTTACGTCTATTTGGTTCTTTTCGTTAGATGCCGTTTTCTGCAACAGTTTTATCTGCTCATCCCGGTAAACCTTGTCCGTGCTTTGGATTATATCGCGTTGCTTTTTCTTTATCAGGACTTCCGCTTTTGCCGTTTCCTCGGCAATATCCAGATATTGCTTGGAATACTTCTCGGTTATTGCCAGTTCTTTCTCTCGGTATTCCTGTTCGCGTTCAACTTCATTTTCCCTGAAGAATGTGCGTATATCTGCTATGATTTTAGCATTCCTGATTGCGGCGGTCTTATCGAATGCCCCTGCTTTTTTCAATGCAGCGCGCTCCTGCTTCTCGGCTTCCTCTCGCTCAATGGATGCGGTCTGCTGTAATGCGAATATTTCACGGGCTTGGCTGTCCAGTAAATAATCCTGTTTCTTTTTCAGGAATTCACCGTACGACTGTATGCGGTCATCGAAAGAACGGGTTTCGTCCTTTGCGAGTTTTTCCAATCGGGAAATCTCGTCCTCCTGCCTACGTTTTTCATTATCCGACAATGCCTGTTGCGCTATATCGAATCGCTTGATGAAAGCCATACGCGCGTCGTTGAAAGCGGCTTCGGGATCGAACTCTCGTTGCTTTCTGGTTCTGTCCTTTGGCTCCTTCTGGAAATCTAATTTGCTTGTGGCGACATAAGCGTCATTTACCAGTTTTCTCTCCCTTTCAAATTCTGCGCGCAAACCATCGTATATTGTTTGAAGCCTCTTTATTCCCGCGTCGCTGAAACGCCCAAGCGCGTCCAATTCGACTTTTCCGAAATTGGCAACATATTCATCCATACCGTTGAATGTTTCGGCACGGTCGGCTATTTTCTTTTTAAGCGCATCTATGTTGACCCCTGTTTTGTTGAATTCTTCGTTTAATTGTTCGCGCAATCTAATCTCCTGAATCAGGTTGGACGCGTCTGCCAATGTTTTTTCTGCCTGTTCAGCTTTCACGGCGGCATCAGCGCGCCTGCTTTGCGCGCCTTCTAGTTCTTCTATAGCGTCCTTGTATGCCTGCGTGGCCTTTCCGCTTTCGTACAGTACAACCTGCTCTTTTGTGAATTGTGAAAGATATCCCGGAAATTTCTTGATAAATCTGTCGGCGGCATTTTCTCTTTCATCTTGGGATTTGTTTAAATCTTGGATGGTAGACCGTAGCCTTCCGCTCTCATCACGTTCTTTTATTGCGTTTTGCAGGTACTTGGCAGTAGTTGACCCGAATCTTTCCTGCGCATCATTAACTCGTTTCTGAGCCTCTGCCGTTGCATTAAGCGCATCTGTTGCATTCCATAGTGACGAAACCCAATCCCCTATTTCCTTAGAGTATGCGGAAAATACACCTATTGCAACGAATAGCGCCGTCTGCCACGACAATAAGGCAGTTAGTGTTTGGGACAATGCGCTTTTAGTGGCTTGTCCTTCTGCCGCCAACGCCTTGTTCTGCATCTTGACCTGCTCGATGCTGTCTATAATTGCCCCGATATTATTGGTAAGCGACAAAATACCTACTTGGAACGACTGTCCAAAGTTTGGCAATTCCCTACTTATCTGTCCAATAGATGCCGTCAGGTTTCGGTTAGCTGAGGCATAATTACCAACATTCCTTTGGTGTTTTCCTATTTGGGCGTCTACCTTCTGTAACATACCCTGATAGGCAGACAGTTCTCCGGTCAGTTTGTGGAGCTGGTTTACTTCGTCTTTGGTTAGTTTTTCCCCCAACGCCTGTTTAGCGGCTAGATTGTTATAAGCGGGTGTCAATTTGGATATTTCTGCCGAAATGCGATTATATGCATTCCCTTCTTTTTCAAGTGCGGCCTCGTATTTCGCAAAATCCTTTTGAAATTGCTGCCATTCTTTTTCCTTTTGAGTTGCTACCTGTTTTGATACTTGTATTTTCTTGGCTGCCGCCCTGTCCTCTGCGGCTAATTGTTTTAATATAGCACCTTCTTCTTTCGCTAGGGCTACCGCATTGGCCTGAACCGATTTTTGCCTTTGCGCGTCTAAGGCTTGGCGGTTTTTTGTTTCTTGCTCTAGTGCTAAAAGTATTTTCTTTGCGTTTGCCTCCTGAGTGTTCGTGCTTTGAGTTGATGCAGCAGCAACGTCTGAGTAAGTCTTTTGTAGTTTCTTTACCGCCTCATCCGTTTTTTTAACGTCATCCTGCAAAGCCTTTATGGCCGAATCCGTACCGCTGGGCGTACGACCGCCGACATTGGTATTATTGACCTTGCCAATCTTTTCAATAAGCCCGTCGAGCTGCGAGGAATAGGATTTTAATCTTTTCTCGGCCCCTGGTGATAATGCATCTAAAAATTCGTTGGCCATTACGCGGTTTGTTTTAATCGGTTACGTTCCATTTTCTTAATCGCGCTTTTCTCAGCCGCCACATATTCAGCCAGCAGCAACGAACTGGGCAATGCCTGCTGGTTGCACTCATTGATGTTCTGCAAACTATCGTAGAACTCGAAAACAGTCTTGTTCGCGGTCGCGCGCAACCCATCCAGTTCCATTTCGACCTCTGCCAAGTCATTCTCAAATATACCCAAAGATACATTAAGTGCATTCTGAACCTCACCATCAAAGTCACCGTCCAAATCAATCGGGTAATCCATGAACTTGTTCAATTTCTCGATATTGGAGCGACGAACCGAAATAATAGCCGGATGATCCCAAATCTCTTGTGGCGTTTCCCAATGGAACTGCAATATTGATTTGAAAATCGCAATCTTCGTATCTATATGCGCCTTGTTTTCCAACAGTTCCAAATATCGGACAGCGTCCTTGTTGTCGGATTTAATGAAATAGTCGTCGTAAATCTGCATGAACAGTTTTTTAAGCCACTCGGTAGAAGTTTTCGGCTTGGGGCAAAGCAGGGTATAATTCCCACTCGCGCGTATCTCAAAGAACACGCGGGCGGGGATATTTTCATAGCTATTGTATCTGCAACTGTTCATTGATGAATTTCGCTAGTATCGGCGCGTCCCGTTTTGCTTGGATTTTGTTGAATGCTTTCTGGTTTATTGAATCTACGCCCTTGGGATACCTTTTAAGGTTCACTTCCCATTGTGTAGTGTTCGCGTCAAATATAAATCCCGACGCCCTTTTTTTTATAAAAAGACTCCTGTTCGTGGCTCCTGTCAGCGACAGGTCAACCTGATACATTCCAGCCAAGGGGTTCATCAGGTGTTTTTTCATGGCATACGGCTCATTAATGTATTCTCCGATTTTAGAATAATCAGGGAGCAATCCGAATTCAAATTCGTTTTCCTTAATTTTTTTTGCTTCCTGCCCCTCGTCCCTTAGAATCAGCTCCGTTGTCTTTTGCTTTATTTTCCCCGACTGTAGCAGGTTCTGCAGTTTCTTCTGGAACGCTGACGGGCTGATGATGTTTGGCATGGTTAGAATGGTTGCCGCAGCACGCCTTACCGTCCGCGTGGGTTAATGGTTTCTCGACGAATGACTCTGCAAGCTCTTTCGAAACCTTGCAAGCGCCCATCAGGAATTTTACTTTTTCCTCTTTTGATTTTGCGCAGTACTTCTTTGCGGTATTGCCGTCAATCTGTATGCCTGATAATAGGTTCAATGCCATAATAATGTTGTTTTAAAAAAAGCCCGTAACTATTACGGCAACGGGCTTCTATCAATTATGAAAGCTTGTGTTTATGCTACCGTTGTCAAAGCCGGCGTCTGTCCCTGGTAGAATTTTACCGGGTTCGTGCCCAGTCTCGCAACCTCTCGGTTGTTGACCGTGTCCCAAAGGTAAACGATAACCGTCTGGCCGATTGTCGGCGGCGTGTCGAGTACGATGGTGTATATCTTTGTGGTTGCGTTGTATGTCACCGTATCAATCGCGGCGTCCGTTCCATTTACCGTCACCTTGAAATTGGCATCGGTAAGTCCGGCAATGCTGAACTTCTCATTCCATTTCCAACGGACAGGGAAAGCAATCCCTGACGATGCGTCCGAAACGGCAACGATGCTCGGCAATGTAAGTACCGCGTTGACAATACCGGCCTTTTGGTTCGGGTTGAAATCCAAATCGGTAAGCAGGTATGCATACTGGTTGTACTCCAACGGATCGGTAATCTGGAACATCATTGAGGTCTGTGCCGAAGCCGAACCTGTATTTTCCATATAACCGTTCGTGTTTACGACGCCAACAGTAAGCGCCTTGAAGGTCGTTCCGTCAGGCGAAATAACGCCCTTGATGAATCCTGTCTCGTAGGCGATGAGGATGTCGTACTGGTTGTCGCTGTTGTAGCTGTACGCCGCATTCTGGAACGCCTGGCCTTTCTTGAATACCGGACGGAAAATGGTCTTGCCCTGACGCACAATAGACATGATGCCGCTTTGGCTTTCCTCTGTCGTCGGGTCTGGTGTTTCCGCTGGCATCTGGAACGTGTTCAGGAACGGGATAAAGTTCCCGAGCTGAATCTGCGTGTCCACATATACGGAGTTGAACGTGTCGGTGGTTCTGTTTAAAGACCATCCCTTTGGTACTAGGTAAAATCCAGTAGGCAATCCCTCGACCGCCTGGCAGCTTTCCATACCCGTGCCGAATCTTGAAACTAGGCAATCGTAACCTGTGTTTATAGCCATGATATTTTATTTTTTAATGATTAATTGCAATATGTTTGGTCAATCTTGTATTCGAATGCGGTAAGGTCTATCCTGAAAGCGTGGTAAGGCTGCATATCTTCTGTTATTTTATAATCGTAACCGGAGAAAACCTTATCGATTTCCTTTACAGTTTCATTTATTTCAATCCCGGCGACAGTGTAAAGTATATTTTTCACATCAACCCTTACCTCGTTATCTGCCCTGTGCAAAATGCTTGGATAGCACTCGGAAACATTTACTATGAAATAGAGTTTCAACTTAGTGGTTTCATACCCATTTCCTACTGACTCCTCATCATCATCAGCAGTAAAAAAGAACTTGTTCCGTTCCGCATGAATCAAGGGCTTGTAATCCTTGTTCTTCACGAAATGCGCAATGGTTTTCTTGTCCTTGACCTTCTGCGGGTAACATCTTGGATATCCATCCAGTTCTACGCCCCATGTCGATTCCAACTGCATGAGCTTGGATTGAACCTGTGCGATAACCGCATCAAGCCCAATTGGGTTGTCGATTGCCATTACCATACCGATACGCCTCTTATGGTTGCAGTGCTTGATGTGGTGGTAGGGAACAAAATCTCAATGACGCGGTTGATTGCGCTGTTGAACTTCTGTACCGTTCCGTGTACCACCAATTTCCCGTACTCATTGACCATTCCCTCAAGTTCCAGTTTCATCTGCTCATAGGAGAGGTTGATGCTGCTTTCCTCAAGGTTAAGGCGTTTTGTCGTAAGGAACAACGACAGGCATCGCATAGTCATCGAATAGCCTATAGCCTCATCAAATAATGACTCATGCGAAACAATCGCAGCGTCGTACTCAATTGCATAACCCAATGACGTGACGTTCTTTCCGTTCACTTCCTGCGTCCTGCGATAGGCCAACGGGTTCAGGTCGAAAACCTTGTTCAGGACTTCCAGCACGGAATCTCTTTTCATCTTGTACATGAACTCATTTACAGTATCATCGGTCGATTCAAGGTTCGATATACAGGCATAAACGTTCTCGGCGGTGTTCAGCACGTGGAACGAATCAAAAAACCTTCCCGAAACGGCGGTTGCATTTTCAGCATCCACCGTCAACGGGCTTGGTTCTATTGCCTGCGACCATCCTATGCGGTCGATAAGTGACTGTATTGAGGTTTCGTCGTACATTACTGCTTGGTTACCGCACCACGTTCGACAAGGTTCTTCAGCCTTTCGGAATCCAAATGGGAAACATCCTCTCCGACGATATAGCCATGTACCACACCGCCAACCTGATATTCCGGGGCGTCAAAGAACGGAATAGCAACGATGTGCTTTTCCGATGCCTTTGGAGTTTCCTTTGTTTTCTTTTCTGGCTGCTTCATTATGCCGACAATGCTACGGAGTTCAACGTATAGATTGCGTTAGGGTTGTTTATGATCGGCACAACGCGCGCCTGCATCTTGGTAACCTCTGCCAGGGTAGGCTCTGTCACGTTGAATTTTGAAATCAACATGAACAAATCCGCAGTCTGGTATTCAGCCATCTTGCTTGGGTGATCCTGTTCGGCCAGACGCGCATACGCAAGCGTAGCCAGTTGGTCTGTCGTAACCGCCACAACCATTCCCTCTTTCCATGGCTTGTGCGCCGCCTGAGTACCGTTTTTCTCGGAGATAACCGAGCGGTCGATAATCTGGAAGGTGAATCCGTACTCCGACTGTACCGCAGTATTCAGGGACTCGATGGTCGGACGGGGAACATTTGCCCCATAGAAACCGTTTGCCGCAGCCCAAAGCTGTTTTCCTTCGTTGGTGGCAGCGATTCGGTTCATGGTGACGCGGTCAACCAAAATCTTGGTAATTACGTCTCCGTTTGCACTTGCCCTGTCCAGGACTTGTTGCATGTCGGTAAACGGCGTTGATGCAACGTTGCTCCACACGGTCGATGCATAGAATGTATTCGCTGCAAGGTATCCGTAATCGACACGAACACCCAACCCAACGTTCTCGCTGTCAGGAACCACGGCAACGCCTGTGGAAAGCCCTTCAAGGAACATCGATTCGATTCTTTCGTAGCCGCCACCTATACAAGAGTCAACATCACGGAAAAGTTCAGCCACAATCTGAGCCCTTGTTGCGTCGTCACCGTTTAATGCGGCACGCGCTACCAGAGTCTGCAAATCAGTCAGTTCTTTCTCGTTCAGGGTCTTTCTCATACCCATTTTCGGGATATCTCCTGTGGCCTGCGCCAAAGTCGGACGTCTTTTCAATGCGATTTCTGAATCCATGGCGACGATATCGGCCATAACAAGCGTGTTGTTCTGGGTCAATGTCTGCCATTTACCGTCCACGGAGAATTTCGGTGTGCAAAATTGTCTGTAGTAGTAAGGTCTTGGGAAATTCTCCCCGTTGTATTTTTTCACGAAAGCTGTTGTAAGCTGCGGAAAGTACTGTTGCAATAAAGCAAGGAATAACGATGGGTTCATCTTAATCTTCTTGTGCTATGATGGTAGGAACAGCCGTCTTGAATGCCGCCTGGATTGTGGCGAAGTCATAAGGTGCTACCCTCGGGTTAAAATTACATCCATCGACGATACTGATTGATTTGGTAGCCGTCAGAATTGAATGCCCTGCGATTCCTTTGTAGGTGTGTGATGCCGGAAGTGCCGCGTAGGCTCCTGCCTCGTAAACAGAAGCCACGGTAACCGCGAAACCTGTTCCTCCCGTACCGATATTCGCCGCTGCCGCCGATAGCGCATCGCCCGCAACATATCCCGTTCCCCTTGCAACCAATGTGCATGAGGTCACGCGGCCGTTGTAGATTGAGATATCCGCCGTTGCGCCAGTTCCCGTACCGCCAGTGAGTGCCACTGCCGCATAGGTTCCGTTATTAACGTAACCCGAACCTGGTGCGACCGTACCGAATGATGCGATTGCCTGAACGCCTGTTACGGGCATTGGCTTGTATTCGCCACCAAAGCCGTTGGCCTTGATGATAACGTGCCCTTTCCTGATGACTGTCGGGGTGAATCCTGTGGTATCAAGCGTGCGACCATTCGGGATGGTGCTGTCCACGTGTCTGATGACTACCGAATCCAAAC